AAGCTCCCCGCTTCGAGCTACAATACGGAGCAGGCGCTAAAAGCATTGCTGCTAACAATGGGCTATCTGACGAAGAAGCTCAAGGATTCATCAATAAATATTACGATAGGTATAGTGTGTTGAAAGCTTTCCAAGATGATGTTATGGAAGAGGTAGAGCTTAGTGCTAGGCCTACTGGAGAACACAGCAAATACACTGGTGTCCCTTTAATGGACGGGGCATATGTCTCTATAACAGGACGTAGGTATGTGTTCACAACGCAGGATGCTCCTGCATGGCTTGCTAAAAGAGGGACATTAACAACATTCTCTCCTACCCAAACCAAGAACTATCCCATGCAAGGCTTCAGTACAGGAGATATTGTCCCTGAGATGTTAGGAGTAGTGCATAAGGGAGTTTATCAGCCAGCCTATAGAGACATGTGCCTCCCTATTAATACAATACATGATGCTATTATATTTGATTGTAAGAATGAAGTGTTAGATGATTGTTGTAGGCTCATACAAGCAATGATGCAGAGCGTACCTAGTAGAATGAGAAGTAGGTTTGGGCTCACATTAGACCTCCCTTTTAATGTAGATGTTGAGGTAGGAGAAAATTGGAATAGTATGAAGAATTGGAAAGGAGGAATGTAATGCATTTAGACATGACAGAAGCAGAGAATCATAGACTATCTTATTGGAAATGTAATAGAAATGTAGAACATCTATATATAGGAGGAGGGTATTTAAGAGATAGTTTGTTGGGGAGAGCTGTTAAAGATATTGATGTATATCTCTATCTTACAGGGGGTTGGGAGAGGAATGAATCTATGATAATAGATTTGGTGAAACAAGGGAAGATTACACAATTAGGAACACCTTATGACAGTAGTATGTTTCATTTCATTGGAGAGAGTAAGGGAGGTAGGATTAATATGATATTCCCTAAGATTCCTATGGCCAGCGTGGTGGCTAGTTATGACATCAATTTATGTAAGGTTTTCTATAATGTTAAGACAGATACTCTATATCAACGATCAGGTTTCTTAAAGGATGCTAAGAATAAAACAATAACAGTTAACTCCCTCTATCATCATTCTGGTCATCTTAAGAGAGTGATGGAGAAGTATCCTGAATACTCAGTGCAGGGAGAATCCCCCTCGCAGTATCTAGATAGAGTGAGAGCAGGAGGCATACCATTTTAAATGATGATACCTTGTTCTTTGAGCAGAGCTTGTTTTATAGGAGAATATTATGAATGAAGAATTATTAGAAGAACTAAGACAATTACAGGAGGAAATGGATGAAATAAGTAGGACATTGGAAGACATCATAAGCAGAGCAGCAGCAATTCAATATTCAATAAATGAAACAGAAGAGGAAATGTAATTATGACTACAACTACAGGTACAATCGAAGCAGTGACACACAAGTTTGAGAAGTTCAATGTCCTATTAGATGATGGTAAGTGGTATAGTACAAAGCTTGAATGGGCTCCTAGCCCAGCCCCTGTTAAGGGAGACGTAGTGACGTTTGATAGTGGAGCTACAGGTAAATATTTTAGTAAGGTGAGGATTACAGGTAGTGGAGGTGGAACAGCTCCGTCAGGAAGCCCCTCAGCAGGCTCTGTGAAGGCTCCTACGGGACGTTCGTTCCCTGTGGCAGCCCTTGCCCCTGAGAGAACAATAAACCGTCAGAACGCTCTCACAGCGTCTGTAAACTACGCAGCAGAAGGAACAAGTCCTGAAGGCATCATAGAACTAGCTAGGTATTTCGAGAGCTATACAACAGGTGATTTGGACGTAGAGGAAGCTAAGGCGGCTATGGACGCTATGGGAGGCTAGGCTCATGAGCAGAACTTGGCACAAGAAGAAAGCGTCTCATCGTAGGGGGAGCAAGAGGTTTGATAAGTCTTGTCGTTCTAATGGAGGCTGTCCTTGGTGTGCCGAGGGACGCTCTTATAGATGGAAGAAGAGACTACAAATAGAGGAGAAAGATTATGAACTTTGATTTAGATAAAGAGCTAGATACCTACACAGAGAAGCAAGAGAAACTCACTAGTAATTTTGCCTCTAAGATAGCTGCTTTCATGGGAGTAAAGGCTACAGAAATTGATAAGGCTTCATGTGCTATACAGCGATTAGAAGAGAAGAAGGAGAGTGACCAAGCAGCAAGAGATAGAGCAGAGGGTGTGCTTAAAGCTCTGGATTAGGAGGAGAGAATGAAAACAAAGAAGATTGTAGCGATTGATGCAGATATTCCTTGTTACTCCATAGGGTTTGCCAGTGAAGGAGACCCCGTGGAGTACGCCTTACACTCTGTTAAAGTGTTAATAAAGAAGTGTGTCAAACAAACAGGAGCAGATGATTATATATTGTTCCTAACTGGTAAGAACAACTTTCGTATTAAGAGAGCTACATTACAGCCCTACAAGGGCAACAGAAAAGGAGACAAGCCTACCCATCACGCAGCCATTAGGCAGTACATGATAGAGCAGCATGGGGCTGTAGTTATAGATGATGCTGAAGCAGACGATGCTCTAGGTATATTCTTAACAGAGGAGGAGACAGGGGTAGAGAAGGTTATTGCTACCCTTGACAAAGACTTAGATGGTGTACCGGGAGAGCATTACAATTGGAAGAAGAACATAACGTATAATGTTTCTGTTGAGGAGGCAGACGAATTCTTTTGTCAACAATTATTAACAGGAGATGCTACAGATAATATTCCCGGCTTATTTAAACTGACAGGACAGAGGGCTACGAAGGCAGTCAAGGCTAGACTAACAGAAGCTGAAGGATTTAAGGCTAAGATGGAAACAGCTCTCTCTATCTTCACTGAACATCGACCAGATAATGACAGAAGTGAAGCTAAAGCATGGATAGATGAGATTGGAGATTTGTTATGGATGCAGAGAGACGGAGCTGTAACGTTTGAAGAGTATTATCAACAACAACCAAGTAAAGCTGCCATTAACAGAGCTGAGGTGATAAAGTTAATGAGGGAGACAGCTAAGTTTACATCAATAATTAGGTCTGAATACCCTTCACTCGATTAGGAACTAATATGTCAAATCCAGTAGAACAATGGACGGACAATAAGTATTATTCATTCATTAGAAGTGCTCTAAGGAAAGCATGGCTTAAATATCCCAATAGATATAAGACGTTAAATGAGGCTCGCCTTCCTCATAAGATAGTGAGGAGAGGGAAGAGATGTTATTGTTATGAATGTGTTGAATGTGGAGGAGAGCATTTAGGAAGTAATGTTGTAGTGGATCATATACATCCTTGTGGAAAGCTTCTATCTTATGATGACTTTCCTTTGTTCGTTTCCAATCTATTCTGTGGAATGGATGATCTACAAGTGATGTGTAAGCCCTGTCATAATATTAAGACAATGGAGGAACGAGGACTAAACCCACATATGGTAAAGTTTAAGAAACAGAAGGCCAAGGCACAGAAAGAGTTCTTAGCTTCATTAAACCTTCCTGAAGGGAAGAATGCAAAAGAACGTATAGAAATATATAAGGAGCATCTTGGTATATGAAACATATGGTAGTGCCTGACACACAAGTAAAGCCCGGACAATCCTATGACCACCTAACATGGGCAGGACAATACGCAGTTGATAAGAAGCCTGATGTTATTGTCCACATAGGAGACCATTATGACATGCCCTCTCTCTCCGTCTATGACGTAGGGAAGAAGGGCTTTGAAGGAAGGAGATATACAGATGACGTACAAGCTGGAATAGAAGGAATGGAAGCATTCCTTGAGCCGATTAGAGAATATAATCGGCTCGCTAAGAAGAACAAGAAGAAGAGGTATAAGCCTAAGCTAATATTCTGTCTAGGTAACCATGAGCAACGTATTGAACGTGCTGTTGAGTCTGACAGGAAATTAGAGGGATTGGTTAGTTATGATGACCTCAAGCTAGAGAAGATGGGGTGGAAAGTAGTGCCTTATCTGGAGCCTATTGTAATTAATGGAATTGCTTATTGTCACTTCTTTACTTCAGGGGTTATGGGTAGACCTGTAGCGTCAGCTAGAGCTTTATTAACAAAGAAACATATGTCTTGTGTAATGGGACATGTACAAGATAGAGATGTAGCATTTCAGAAGAGAGCTGATGGAACAGCTATAACTGGTATATTCTCTGGTATCTTCTACCCACATGCTGAGGCATATTTGAATGCTCAGACTAATGGTAGTTGGACAGGGATATGGATGTTACATGACGTGAAGGAGGGAAGCTTTGATGAAATGCCTGTAAGCTTGTCTTATTTAAGAAAACGATATGGAGGAGATGAATGAAAGCAGAACTGATAGATAAGATGGGCAATGACTTGATGGTGGTGAATGCTGCTAGGGTTAGTATGGACAAGGAGAGTAGTTGGGATGTACCAGAAGAAGCTAAGAGGATGGGCTATGGAGTTGACCTAAAGCTAAGAGAAGGAGACAAGAAGCTCTTAGACTACTTAGCAAGAGAAAACCATTGGACTCCCTTCTCTCACCCGCAGATATGTATGAGAGAGACAGTCCCTATCTTCGTAGCTAGACAACGCTTTAAGCACATGGTGGGGTTTACGTACAATGAAGTATCAAGAAGATATGTAGACACGCCTCCTGAGTTGTTTACTCCTGCTAGTACAGATATAAGATCTCGTCCTGAAGGAAGTATTAAACAAGGAAGTGGAGGAGAGCATCCCCACTCTACTGATATCGCTACTCAAATGTATATCCACAATGAGGAGGCTGTTAGGTTTTACAACAATTTAATTGAGCAGGACGTAGCACCAGAACAAGCACGTATGGTGTTACCTCAGTCTATGCTCACTTCCTATTACGTAACAGGCTCTCTGTCTGCTTGGGCTAGAGCTTATAAGCTACGTAAGGATGACCATTCACAATTAGAGATACAACAATTAGCAGGACAATGGGGAGAGATATTACAGCCATTGTTTCCTGTTTCATGGGAGATGTTAACGAAATGATGGAACGTAATAATCTTGAGGGACTACAACGATGGTCTTATGAGATACTGCCGGGGAAACGTATTAATTTTCAGATGTCTCACCATATCCTAGACCAGATGAACAAGGAGCAGATCCTCCAGTTCTTTGATGATAACACTGAGAAGATGATAAGGGAGATGTGGAAGGAGATGGTGAAGGAGGAACACGAAGAGGAGGAAATGCATGTTTAGCTGCTTAGGCTATGTACTAGGAACATTGTTCATAGCATTCATTGTCTTCTTTCTATGGTTCACCTATTGTTTATTCAATGGAGGCCCAGACATAACAGATGAAGACATCTTCGAAGATTTATATAATGAGGGAATTGATGAGCAAGTATCTGAGAGAGATAAGAACTGAGCAAGTAGATGTATACGATGTGCTAGAAGCATGGGATGTACGTTGTCCGGCATTACAACATGCCATAAAGAAACTTTTGATGCCCGGGGCTAGGGGAGCTAAGGATACCTTAGAAGACCTCTTAGAGGGCTCTCAGAGCCTTTCTAGGGCTATTGAATTACAAAAGGAGAGAGAATTCTTTGACAAATAACATAGTTAGTTTAGTTCCTGATGCAGAAGGAGAAGTTCCTTCTACATTAGAAGAAGTGTTGACTAAGATGCAAGAGGCAAGGGAGGTAGAAGAAGGAGTGATCGTAGCCTTACATAAAGAAGGAGGAGGATTGGTAGTGGCTTCAAACTTACCTAACCTAGCCACAATTAATATGCTATTAGACACAGCCAAACTTAATTTATTAACAGGACAAGGAGCAGAGTAATTGGAAAAGAAAGAATATGGCCCAACAATTAGGATATCAAAAGACCTACATGCTATCAAGTATCGCTCAGAAGGAGAGAGCTTTACAGAAGCTCAGAATAGATTTGCTGGAACCCTAGCAGACGACGAAGAGCATTTCAGAAAGCTACGTAATATTCTATTAAATCAAAGATTCATGGGAGGAGGAAGAACACAGCTCGCTGTAGGAAGTCCTCATGCTGTCACAGCTTTTAATTGTTTTGTATCTGGTACTATCGAAGATAGCTTTGATGGCATTATGGATAAGGCTAAAGAGAGTGGGCAGACGATGAGGAAAGGTGGAGGAATTGGGTATGATTTCTCTGTGATTCGTCCTAAAGGGAGTTTGATAACAACACTAGGGAGCAATAGTAGTGGGCCTGTTTCTTTCATGCGAATCTTTGATAGTATATGTCAAACCATAAGCAGTGCTGGACAGAGGCGTGGGGCTCAGATGGGGGTGTTGAGAGTAGACCATCCAGACATTGAAGAGTTCATACATGCTAAACAAAACTCTACAGAGCTAACAGCCTTTAACATCTCAATTGGAATAACCGATGAGTTTATGGAAGCTGTTAAGAATAACGAGATGTTTGATTTAGTGTTTGAAGGGCGTAAGTATAAGCAAGTACATGCTCCTACATTATGGGAAACTATAATGAGAAGTACATGGGACTGGGCAGAGCCCGGAGTGTTATTTATTGATCGTATTAATGAGATGAATAATCTCCATTACTGTGAAACAATTTCAGCTACTAACCCCTGTGGTGAACAACCTCTCCCTCCTTATGGAGCGTGTCTATTAGGCTCATACAACCTAGTGAAGTATATTAGAGATAAAGAGTTTGACTATTCTATGTTCATTAGAGACATTCACATAGTAACTAGAGCTATGGATAACATTCATGACAATACTGTATTCCCTCTACAACAACAGGCAGACGAGAGCCAAGCAAAGCGTAGAATGGGACTAGGAGTTACTGGGGTAGCTAATGCTATAGAGATTATGGGATTCCCTTATGGTAGCCCTGAGTTTAATTCAGTGTTTGAAAATATACTAACTGTGCTAAGAGATGAGAGCTATAGATGTTCTGCTCTACTAGCAAAAGAGAAAGGAGCATTTCCTCTATATGATGAGAGATATATGGAAGGTAAGTTTATCCAAACTTTACCAGAAGATGTACAACAGCTCATTAGTGAGCACGGTATTAGGAATAGTCACTTGCTTTCTATTGCTCCTACTGGTACTATTAGTCTCACAGCAGATAATGTCTCCGGCGGATTGGAACCTCTCTTCAGTCATTCCTATGATAGAACCATACAAACTGAAGATGGCCCTATCGTAGAGGAAGTGAAGGATTACAACTACCAGTTCTATGGCTTCAAAGGTAAGACAGCCAATGAATGTACAGCTCAAGAACATCTAGAAGTGTTGGCTTTAGCTAGTCAGTACGTAGATAGTGCTGTGTCTAAAACTATCAATGTCTCTCCTACAATGCCTTGGCAAGAGTTTAAGAGTATCTATGTACAAGCATGGGAGATGGGATGTAAAGGATGCACTACCTTCAATAGTGGAGGTAAGAGATATGGGGTGTTAGTTGAGAAGACAGATGAGGAAGAAGAAGAGACAGCAAAAGCGTGTTTCATTAACCAGACAACAGGACAGAAGGAGTGTAGCTAAATGATCATACACGAGCAACTGAAGAGGCATGAAGGATTTGAAGCTAAGCCTTATAAATGTTCAGAAGGGAAATTAACAATAGGATATGGCTTTAATATAGAGGCTGGTATAGATGAGGACACCGCAGAGCTTCTGTTAATGAAGCAAGTGTCTAAGATTCAACTACAATTGTTAGGAAAGTATGAATGGTATAGGTACTTACCTGATCCTAGACGAGACGTAATAACTAACATGGCCTTTAATCTAGGGGTAGGAGGATTCTCTAAGTTTAAGAAGATGATAAAGGCTATAGAGGATAAGGATAACAAGGAGGTTGTTAATCAGATGTTAGATAGTAAATGGGCTCATCAAGTTAAAGGAAGAGCTTATGAGTTAGCTGATCAGTGGAGAGACAATCTCTACCAAATACCTAAATGAGAGAGGGGAGAGAGCTTAACGGCCCTCTCCCTTTTTTTTTTTACGTTCAGTTACTAAACTTCTCCATCACCCAAGTGAAGGCTGCTCCTATTACAGCTATTGTAGTGAGCCATTTAGCAAACCTTCCTATAGCATTCCCTACCTTAATAGCTCCACTAGCTGCTTCCCACACTTCCACCAAACCTCTAGTAGACTCTGCTAAATCACTAATAGCTCTATTGTTAGCTTCCTGCACACTAATAAGCTGTTCCCACCTTTTCTCCTCTTCTAATGTATGTAAATTAAACTCTTCAATATGCTCATCAAGTCTATGTTGCAATATTTTAATCTCTTGGTTAACTGCCAAAGCCAGAACTCCTCAATCTGAATTTATATCTTA